TGGCACAATTTGACCTGTGCGAGGCTGGAGGGATCGCATGTATTTGACCTGCCGACGGCCGAGATGGAGCGGCTGTGCGAGGTGCTGGCGGCGGGACGTGGAACGCGGGACGCCGCAGATTAACAATTTTGTTAATGAGATTAACAATTTTGTTAATGACGGGCGGCGGCGCGACGTTGTATTTCTGGCGCATATTGGACGATGGCTTTTTGAAAGGGCCAAACGATGCGCCGGACATGTGCTACATTCCTGGCTGGGATTCTCCTGGCCTCATTGGCATTTCTGACACTTTATCCGCAGCCCACCGAGGCGACACGCATGATGCCGGGCGGTATTCTGTCCGCCACGGCGATGGCGGCGACGGATTACCGCTCGTTTGATTACGTGACTCTGCGCACAGACGTGGCGACAGAGGACACGCAATTGACGGCGGCCACACAGAGCACGGCGCCCACGCTGGCCGACGGCACGGTCAAGCTGTACAAACCAGCCGGGGCGGTGCATATCGTGTTCGTCGGGACGGACGCCGCCGACGAGACGCTGGCGTGGACGCTTTGGGCCTACAAATCTGCGTCATCGCCTGCGGAATATGTGGCCAACGGGACGGCCACGCTGGGCGCGACGGTCACGGGCACAACGAACGAATACTATGCCGACACCATCGTCATTACGGCCGAGGGCTGGCTGACCGACGTGGCTGTCATCAACGGCGCCCCGGACGCGGTAGTCAACGGGGGCGGCATAGCCAAATTGTGCTTCGATACCTGTGAGTACGAGTATATCAAGGTGGTCATCCGAGACATCGCCGGTGGCGGGTCGGAGTGCTCCACAGCAGGGGCCAAAATCGCCACGATCAGCCGGTAACAAGAAGGAGATGCCATGAAGCGATTTGCATTGGTTGTGCTTGCCGCACTTTTGGTCGGCGGCGTTTGTTTGTCCACGCCGGCGATCCTGCAAAACAAGCTGTACAATTTCGGCGGCAGCTCGGCTGGGACCGGCGCCGGAATAGGACCCGGCACGCACGCCGTCGGCGACGGGTCTGCGGCCGACTCCGGCTTTATCTTCGACGCCGACAATGATTTCTGGTCGGGCTACGACCAAAGCGACGCGGCCTACGAAATTGGCTACGGCGGGACATTCGGGACCACGCCCGTGTTTAGGGTGAGCACGGCGGGAGTAGTGGGGCTTGGCACGAGCCCGTATCTCACATTTACCGGGGACACGTCGAACGTAACAGTCGATTCCTCTACTGGAGGTCTGCGGTTTGGGCCGACCATTGTTGCGGCAGGTGTACGCGGCATGGAAACCGACTCCACGACGTCCACGGCCTGGGTGCTGTTGGGTACGGCGACGTATGGCCGCTTGGCGCTGTACAAAAACAACGCCATCGTCATCGACCTGAACCCCAACAGCACGAGCGTATTGAGCATCACTAATGTCATGCCAGGGACTACCGGCGGCATCACATTCACGGGCGCGGAGGCAACCGTCACGCTGAGCGGCGCATCGGGGACTATCCAGACCAACGTGCCGACTGGAGCATTACTCATCGGCGTGCAATTGCGGGTGGACACGGCAATCACCAGCGGCGACGGCGCGACATCGTGGTCGGCGGCATACACGGCCGGCGGTGCATCGCAGGCAATATGTTCGGGCCAGGCATTTACGAAGAACACCAAGGCCAACAAGTTTTTCGATTACAACGCCAACACGGGAATCGCCAGCGCCGAGGTGGACATCACCATCACGCCGAATGCCAACACGTTCAGCGGCGGCGTGATTCGGGCCATCGTCTCGTATCGTGAGTTCACGGCAATGGGCGACGCATCATAAGGTCTTATCGCAATGGACCTGTCCCCTGTACTCAGTGTGTTCCGTGGCAGAAAACGCCGGCCAGATGTCAGGCCGAGTGCGTGTCGCCGCGGCTACGATGCACGCTGGAGGAAGCTGCGGATCAGCCATTTGAGGGCGCATCCGCTGTGCGAGGCGTGTGCTCGCGTGGGCATTATGCGTGATGCGTGTGTCGTGGACCATATCGTGCCGCATCGCGGGGACACACGCAAATTGTACGACGCCGGCAATTTGCAGAGCCTGTGCAAACGATGCCACGACCGCAAGACGGCCACGCAAGACGGCGCGTTTGGGCACATACCGGGTAGGGGAGGTCAAATATCTGGAGGCTTTTCGCCGTAGACCGTGCGGTAAGCGTGCGATTTTTTTTCAAGAGATTCGATGGCAAAACGAGGGCCAAAGCGAACGGACCTGAAAACGCTGGAAAAGCGGGGTTCATGGCTTGCGGCCAAACGGAAAAAGGATGCCCTGAAGCCTGCAACTGGGGCACAGGTTGCGGGGCCGCCCAAGCCGCCGGACGTGCAAATCAAGGACTGGCGGCGACTGTTGCGGTCCCTGCCGGGCTACGACCCATACAGGGGGGCGGAGGATTATTTTTTCGACCCGCGGGCGGCGGAGGCGAAGATCAACTGGATTCAGCAGAACTGTAAACACGTCGCCGGCCCAAAGGCTCGGCAGTGGTTCATCTTGGAGCCCTGGCAGCGGGCGGTGGTCGGCAACATGTTCGGGTGGAAACACCGCAAGACGGGGCTCCGGCGATTCCGGAGAGTGTTCATCGAGATTGCGAAAAAGAACGGCAAGTCTCCCCTGGCTGCGGCGCTCGTGCTGACGTTGCTATGCCATGAGCCGGAACCCGGTGCCGAGATATACGGCGCGGCGACGAAGTACGACCAGACAAAGTGCGTGTTCGTTCCCGCCTGGGGCATGGTCAACCAGAACCCGGAGCTGCGGGCGAAGTGCCGCGTGTTCAAGGGCCAGGCCAAGGCCATTGAGGTTGGGCAGCCGGGCGAGGCATCGTATGGCATTTATCGTCCGATTTCGAGCGACACGGCCGGCGTCGAGGGCATGAACACATACGCCGCCGTCGTGGATGAATTGCACATCCACGACACATGCGATATGGCGGACGCGCTGGAGAAATCCACCGCGGCCCGATTGCAGCCGCTGCTCATCTACATCACGACGAGCGATTACGAGCGGGACAGCATCTGCAACGAGACAGAGGATTACGCGCTGAAGGTTGCGTCCGGCGCCATCGACGACCCTGCCTTCTTACCCGTGGTGTACAAGGCCGACAAGGCCGACAATTACGGATTGGTCAGGACGTGGCGCAAGGCAAATCCCAACCTGGGTGTGTCGATCAGCGTGGAATACCTGCGGGCCCAATACGAGCAGGCGAAGCAGTTGCCGCGCAAGCTGAATGGATTTCTACGGTATCACCTGAACATCCGCACGGAAACCGATGTCAAATGGATCACGCGGGCGATGTGGGATGCGTGTGCGTGGGAGGTCAACGAGCAGGACCTGCTCGGCCGCCACTGCTTTGCGGGATTCGACCTGGCCACGGTGCGCGACCTGGCCGGATACGCACTGATATTCCCGCCCGACGACGACGCGCAGCCGTGGGATTGTGTATGGCGGCTGTATTGCCCGGCGCACGAGATTGAGGAGAAGGAGCGACGGGACCGGGCGACATACAGGCTGTGGGCACAACGGGGCTATCTGAAATTGACGCCCGGGCGCGTGATCGACCAAGCGATTATCAAGGCGGATTTCGAGGCCGACTGCGAGCGATTCGACGTGTGCCGTGCGGCGTTTGACCGTTTCGGGTTTGAGGGTCTGCGGCAACAGTTCATTCATTCCGGCTTCCCGGCCGACAGATTTGTTTCGTTTGGCCAAGGCTTTCTGTCGATGAGCCCGGCCAGCAAGAAGCTGGAGGCCATGTTGCTGGAGGAGCGCATCGCGCACGGGGCGCATCCGGTGCTGCGATACATGGCCGACAACGTGACCATCGAGGAGGACCCGGCGGGCAACATCAAGCCGGCAAAAAACCGGAGCACCGGGCGAATCGACGGCATCGTCATGCTCATCATGGCGCTGGGTGTGGCGATGGAACAGCCGGTGATGCACAGCGTGTACGAAGATCGCGGCTTTGAAAGGCTCACGGGATGAGCGTGCTGGATCGCATTGCGCGATGGTTCGGCTACGACAAGCGGGCGGCCACTACGACCGACCGTGCCGGATGGTTTGTCGATTGGGCCGGCGGCGGCGGGACGTCAGTCAGCGGCATCGCGGTGAACAACGATAAGGCGCTGACGCTCGCCGTGGCATATGCGTGCATCAGGAACATCGCTGAAGACATTGCGACACTGCCTTTACACGTCTACACGCGCGACGGCACGGCGCGTGTCGTGCAATCGGAACACCCAGTGACGCGGCTGCTGGCGGTCAGTCCAAACCCGGACATGACGGCCATGAGTTTCCGCACGGCGCTGACCGGGCACGTGCTCGGATGGGGCAATGCGTATGCGGAGATTCAGCGCAACATCGCCGGCGAGCCGGTCGCCCTGTGGCCCATCAAGCCCGACAGGGTGCGGCCATTCCGCGACAGCGCATCCAAGGCGGTGATGTACGAGGTGTCCCTGGACGACGGCAAACGCATCCAATTGAATTCGCGGGCCGTTTTGCACCTGGCAGGCCTGGGCTTCGACGGCGTGGTCGGGTACAACGTGATCCGATATGCACGCGAGAGCATCGGCCTCGGCCTGGCGACTGAGCAATTCGGCAATCGTTTTTTCGGCAACGGGCTGCATCCGGGCGTCATCATCAAATACCCGCACGCGCTCGGCGAAAAGCAGCGGATCAATATGCGGCGGAGCCTCAAGGAGAATCACCAGGGCCTGCAAAATGCCTATGACGGACTGATCCTCGAGGAGGGCGGCGATGTGGTCAAGTTGGCGATCGCGCCCGAGGAAGCCCAGTTCCTAGAGACGCGCAAATTCTCCGTGTCGGAAATCTGCCGCTGGTTCCGCATGCCGCCGCACAAAGTGGCTGACCTGGAGAAGGCCAGTTACAGCAACATCGAAGAAGAAAATATCTGGTATGTCATCAACACGCTGACGCCGTGGATGGTGCGATGGGAACAGGAGATTGCCAGGAAACTGTTGGCCGACCCCGCCGAGTACGTGCGGCACAATGCGGACGGATTACTGCGAGGCAATATCAAAAGCCGATATGAGGCCTACGCCATTGGTCGAAACTGGGGATGGCTCAGTGTCAACGAGGTCCGAGAGAAGGAGGACATGAACCCTGTGCCGGACGGTGACGGCCGGCTGATGCCCTTGAACATGACGCCGCTGGGGCGGCAGCAAAGCGAATCTGCGGCGGGCGCGGCCCACAGCAATGATGACCTGCTTCATAAAATGGTGGCTGATTGCGCCCGCCGCATTTATGGCGCGGACATGGCGGAGCTGGAGCGACATGCCAAATACGCGGCGAGCAGCCCAGTCAAGTGGGCTGAATGGCTGTCGGCTCATTACGAGCGGCAGCGGGCATTCATCGTGCAGACGTTGGCACCGCTGAATTTGGGACATGAGGTGGCCTCGGCGATTACGAGCCACAGAATGAGATTACTGGTGGAATCCCATGACGCCGCGGCCGTCGTGGTGTCCCTGCGGATTTTGGGCCCGGCCGCGATTGAAGATGAAATCTGGAGGCACCTGCGATGAAACGCAATGTGTTTGCGGACGCGGATTGGTGTCTTCAAATGCGATATTGTTCGACGCGCGGCAATCCGCATACAGCCAAGATGCTGCATGAGGATTACGGCAGAGTGGCGGCCGCGCTTCAGAAGGCGCTGGTAACCCGCGGCATGGATGCACACCGGGCGGCCGTCGCCGTGCAAGTCTGGCAAGTCGAGCGCGAGCGGCGGGCGGTCAGTGACCCCGATGCCGCGTGGGAGTTGTGGCGGTCGTTGAATGACCCAGCATGGCGGCCGGATTACCCGTTCGATGAATTTGGAGTGGCAGCATGAAAACGCATACGACAGAGACATTAAGCGCGACGGCGCCGCACGTATGGTTTGAGGCAAACATGCAGGGCATTTGGGCCATCATGCCGGAGCGCATTCACAGTATGATGACCCGCATGGCCCAGGTGGCGGCCCGCACGGAGGATGATGCCGCCGCCAACGTCACGGCCCGCCGGAGCGTGTCGTTTGACCGCATCAAGGGCGGCATCGCCGTCATTCCGATTCACAATGAGATCGTGCAGCACGCCGATTTCTGGTCAGATGTTTTTGGCATGGCGACCGTGGACGGCGTGGGCGCGATGCTGGACACGGCCATAAACGACGATTCCGTGGGCGCCGTCGTGCTGCGGGTCGATTCGCCCGGCGGGTCGGTGTATGGCATCGACGAGCTGAGCGCGAAAATTTACGGCTACCGCGGGACCAAGCCCATCATCGCGGTGGCCGACTCCCTCATGGCCTCGGCCGCCTACTACGTGGCCTCGGCCGCCGACCAGATTGTCGTGACGCCCGGGGGCGAAATCGGCAGCGTCGGCGTCGTGGCGATGCACGTCGATTACAGTGAGATGCTCAAAGCGGAAGGCATCAAGCCCACGGTCATCACGGCCGGGCCGTACAAGTGGGAGGCGAATCCCTACCAGCCGCTGGGCGATGAGGCGAAGGCGGCCGTGCAGGCCAGAGTTGACGAATACTACGAGGCCTTCATCGACGCACTGGCCCGCAACCGCGGCGCCTCGCGCACGAAGGTGAAAAAGGACTTTGGCGGTGGCCGCGTAGTCGGTGCGTCCGCCGCGGTGCAACAGGGCATGGCGGATGTCGTGGCGCCGTTCGACCGCGTGATCCGGGACATGCTCCCCAAAACGAAAACCATGAGCCGCAACGCTGCGGCTTTGGAAATTGAAAAGGTGCGGTGACGTACTCGGCAGAGACGTGGCGCACAGAAAACAAGTGCAGAACAAAGGGCTCGCCGTCGGATGCCGACAGCGTGAGCCGTAACAGAAGGAGATACGCAATGAAGCTATTGCAGGAACTCAAGGACAAACACACCGCGACCGTCGCGGAAATGCAGGCCCTCATCGACGCAGAGGCCACGGACTCGTTGACCGAGGAGCAGCAGGCCAAGTTCGCCGAATTGCAGACCGCGGCCAAGGATCTGAAGGGCCGCATCGACCGGCGCCAGGAGTACCTGGCGGCGCAAGCGGCCGCCGACATGCTCAAGCCGATTCCCTCGGTCCCGGCACAGACCGTCGGCGACATCGTGCCGCCCGCGGCGGATGGACCGGCGCAGATCACCGTGCCGGCGCGGGTCAAACGCTGGAGCCAGTCGAACCTGCGCTCGTTCAAGGGACCCGATGCCGACATGCAGGCGTACAAGGCCGGCATGTGGTTCGCCGGGTGCATGGAGCAGGCGACTCGCCGCGGGACGCGGTTTCAGCGGTGGTGTGCCGAGCACGGGATGCCGCTGGATTACCTGAGCGCCCAGGACGACATCCGCATTTACGGCGCGACCGCGCACGTCGAGGGCGACAACACCTACGGCGGCTACCTGGTTTATGATGAGCTGCAACGGGCCATCATCGACCTCACGCTGGAGTACGGTGTGGCCCGGCGGGTATTCGGGCAGGTGCCCATGACCACGGAGACGGTGAGCCGTCCCCGGAGGACCGGCGGGCTCACGGCCTACTTCGTCGGCGAAGGTGATGCTGGCACACACACCCGCAAGACCTGGGACCGCGTGCAACTGGTCGCCAAAAAGCTGATGGTGCTCACGAGCATGAGCGGCGAGCTGAACGAGGACAGCGTCATCAGCATGGCCGACGACCTGACGATGGAGATCGCCAGGGCCAACGCCTACAAGGAGGACTACTGCGGCTTCCTGGGCGACGGCACGAGCACCTATGGCGGCATCACGGGCGTCGTGACGCGGCTCAGTGCGCTCAACGGCGTCGATGACGGCGGCGGCATGGTGCTGGCCAGCGGCAACCTGTTCTCCGAGTTTACGCTCGGTGACTTCAACCGCATGGTCGGCCGCATCCCGGATTACGCCGAGGCGGGCGCCCGGTGGGTCTGCCATCGGTCGTTTTTCCATTCGACGATGGTCCGGCTGATGGCGGCGGCGGGCGGCAACACCGAAGCCGTGATCGCCGGCCTCTCCAGCGGCAGGCAATTCCTCGGCTACCCGGTCGAATACGCGAACATCATGCCCTCGACGGACAGCAACAGCCAGGTGGCCTGCCTGTTCGGCGATTTCTCGCTGGCCGCGAAATTCGGCGACCGCAGGGCGCAGACCGTGGAGTTTTCGCGGGACGCGACCATCGACAGCGTGAGCATGTTTGAGACGGACCAGGTGGCCGTCAAGGGCACGGAGCGTTTCGACATGAACGTCCATGACGTGGGGACCGCGACGGCTGCCGGGCCGGTGGTCGGGCTGATCAGCGCGGCCTCGTAGTAGGCACGCCACCGCGTGACTTCAGAGATACAAGCAAAGCCTTTTTAGAAAGGGCAGACAATGAATCCAGTAGCAGGAGCGGGTATTGTCATGCTGCCGCCCCAGTTCGGGACGTATAACGTGACGCAAAGCGTCGTGGTCGATACCAGCGGCCATGACCTCCTGAATTTCAGTTTGATCCTGGGGACGCACAGCACGGCCGCTGACGCATACGGGACCATCAAATGGTCCGAGTCCGACACCAGCACCGACGTGACCAGCATGACCGACATCGTGGCCTTGACGGGCGGGACATCGGTGGTGTCCGGCAGCACTGGCTGGGTGATTCCGCCATCAACCAGCGCCGGACTTGGGACGGTCGTGGAGTTCAACATCGACTTGCGGAAACGCAAGAAGTACATCGCCTTGCTGATTACGGGCGGCACGCTCAACGGCGCCATTAATGGCCGCGGCATTGTGTGCGGCGTCGGGCATTTGCTGCGGTCCACCGAGTCGGACGACACGGCCCCTCAGAAATCGGCCAATACGCGGTACGACAACACGGCCGCCAGCGCGTGCACCACGGTAGTCAACGTCTGACGCCGCAAGGCAGAAAGGAGCTACCATGTTACCACACGCTTCAGGAGCCAAGGTTGTTTTGCCTCCGCAGTATGCAACGGCGGGCGTCACCAATTCGGTCGTGGTCGATACGTCGGGTGCGGACGCACTGACGTTCGACCTGATCATCGGGACGCACGGGATCACGACGGGCAATTACATCTCGACGTGCAAATGGGCCGAATCCGATGATTCGACGGACGTGTCGAGCATGACGGACATTGTGGCCTTGACGGGCGGCACGTCTGTGGTGTCCGGCAGCACGGGCTG